AATACTTTGACCACCTACCTCATCTATATCTATATCATAATCATCAGGACCAACAGATCTTCCAACTGGACCTGACTCTGCTACTTCAAATTCTGCTGTTGGTCTTGGATCACCTTCATCGGGCAATGGTTTTTTGTATTGCATTTGAACTGGATCTTCATACATATTGTCTACACTTTCATACTCGACCCTTACAGCACCATCATCCACGTCTTCTGTAACTCGGACCACGGAACCATCGTTGAGTGTTTTCTGGTGAATAGATTGTCTTTCAGCTGTTGCAAAGTTTTTTGTAACATCATCACCTTCTAAAATAACTTTGTTAACTAACGCATCAAACCATTCTGGTTTGCCAGGCACATTATCTGTTGCAATCATTGGAACTTTCTTAACACCTTTTGCAGTTTTAAGAGGTTTTAAAAATTTACCAACAATAGGTATTGCTGCCATACCACCAAGAAGTTTTAAGAAAGTTCTTCTAGTCATTCCATCTTTCAAACCAATACGTCCACCTGTTGCATTTAAAGCTCGGCCATCTGATTCTTTCATACGTCTATTTTTAATCATCTGTTCAATATCTATGATCGCATCGTCTACATTAATTTTATCATATACTCTCATTCTATCTAGACGATCACCTTTCATTGCACTCTCGATAAATGGTTTCATCATTTTTTCAGCGTTGGTGAAATCTCCAAAACCAGACTCGTCGATGTCTTTTTGAATTTGTTTAGCAATTCTTTTTTTATTATCTAAAAATTTTTTGTCTGATTTTATCGTACCCAATAGTGCTTCGATATAATCTGTTTGATTTTTCTCTAACATTTTTTTTTCTTTAGGACCCATAATATTCATGATACCACGCGGAACTGATTTAGGATTTATCTCTTTTAGTTGTTGTGATCCTTTTGTGCCTCTTTGTTTTGCAAAGAAATTTAACAAAGCTTTGAGTGCAGTGATACCACCAGATTTAAACTCTGCACGTCCACCTGTTGCGAAGTCTTGTGGATCAAATTTTTTTTTGGTTAAACCTTGAAACGCTTGATCATACAAATCTAATCTTTCTTTTGTTGGAAGATCATCATAGGATTTACCCATACGTTCTGCTAAATCTTCTGCAACAAGTTCTGCATCAACTTTTCTATCGCCAGAAAATCCTGGTGAAACATTATCGATTGCATCATCTAACATTTTTTTATTTTTTATTCTTTGAGCAGCTTCTTTGTTTTGTTTACTCATTCTAGCAGCTATCTCTGCTTCTGTCTCAGCTTGCTGGCCTCCCATAATCTTGGATCGTGGGTCTATTTTTTTACCAGTCAGATCAAAAACTTCACCTCTTTTATTAATGTCTCCAGCACGATTTAACATATCACCAAAACGTTGCTGAAACGCTCGGTCCTCAGCTTGTTTAACTAGACCTAATATCTGATTTAATTCTTTCTCACTTGTAATCAAATTTGGATCTATGCCTAAATTTTTTAATCTATCCTCTAAAGCATTTGCAGAAAATTCTACAGCTTTGTTATTAGCGATAGCGCCCTTTTGTTTAAAAATCTGTTTTGCTATAAAGTTTCTAATAAGTGATATTGCCATTATCTGTACTTCCGATTAATCCTTGCATCTATTTCGATAGCGCTAGCTCCAGGTTTTTGTGCTCCTGTTTTACTATCTTTACGCATTTTAAGAGGGCCTTCAACTTTATCAGCTCCTTTTCTAAATTTATCTTTTTTTAATACTTTATCTAAAAGCTCCGAGGCTCTTGGACCTGGGAAAGTTGGTTTATTAACACCAGCTTTTTTCATTTTAGCTTTCATGACTGCGCCCATACCTTTTGTAATTATAGTCATATCAATAATAGTTCCTTTTACGTTGATCGACTTTTTCGTCGATATAATCTTCAGGGTGTCCGATCAGACCGCCCTGTCTGAATCGCATGATCGCTTGTGTTGTACTATCAACCAAGTCGTCATGATCACCATAAGGAAAGG